ATCAAAAGCGGTGTTGATTTCATCTAAAGTCAATGAACCACAACAGCCACGAGGATCGTCATCGAGACCACCTAAATGGAATCCCCCAATAAGGGGTCCTTTGGTTTCGGTAATCAATGGCGCCATACATAAACCAGCAAATGTTTCAAAAGTCAGAGTATACTCTGCACCATAGAAATCGGCTGCCCATGTAGAAACTTCCTTCATTTCCATTAAGGTTTTTGACTTTACAATGTCCCCATCCGGTTTCTTAAAAACCAACCGAGCAGGAACATTGTTTGAAAAATGTTGTGTGGGGAGGTAAGGTGTGAGATCTTTCCAATCTCCTCCATTAGGAACCCAAACAAGAGAAAAATCTGTATTCGGTATATCAACGCTATGTCCTCTATGAAGATAGGCTTCAAAATTACCACCAATCTTAGTAGGGTCATGTCGTATAAATTTAGCCCGAATATCATCAGCCAACCACATGTGTTGTGGAACTAATGCAACATTGGATTTAGGAAAGAATGCATCACACTCAAAAGTACGAGTGTTACCATTATCATCAACCTCTATCCGCATATGACATAAGTTTGCTGATACAAGTTTTTCCAGGGTATCAGGGGTTGTTGTTTTAGATTTCGTTGTGCACGGCATCTCAGATACAACAACTCCTGCCCAAGGATTAACTTCAGAATCACGTTCCTTAATCTCTTGGTCTCCTTTTGGTGCAATATTACCTTGTGCCGATGGTGTAACTTTCATAGTCCTCCACACCATAGCAACACCATACAATGCACCAACAACGAGACAAGCTCCTGTAATCCATTTCACATGTCTGTCCCGATATAACTTGAATATTGCAGGCATAGCGTCATTCTCAGCCGCTGCTTCGTTGTACAATTTCTTCTTTTCGAACTTCACTACATTAGCAATTGCAATACAGTTAGGAACTATAAGAATAAAAAACAACGGAAAAACACGTCCTGCTAGAACTATCAAAATCATGATAATAATATGATTGAGATAAG